GCCCGGAGGGGTGGTTAGCCCCCCGGTGAAAATAAGCATCCGACTGGCGGTCAGCTGTGGGGGCCCGTGCAGTACTGCCAGTTTCCTGGCTTTCCACAGCTGGTTATTTTAAATCCACCTTCCCTTACGTCCAACCATTGGCCGGTTCGGCCTCTAGCAGGTGGTCAGGGACAGGGGTTGGTAAGAAGGTGACACAGAAATCAGGGCATCCACTCGACGTACGAGGAGCGGGCACTGTAAGTAGGTTCAGCCAGGAACTTGACGGCTGGGACAACGAAAGCAGCAAGGGGAAAGGTGGCATAGATGTCCGCAACGGCTGCGGAGACCTGGGCGCGGAGGCTGCCTCCTAGCGCAGCGAGGCCAGCACCCGTGGCAGCGCCAACGGTGCGGTACACGTGGGCGGTGGCAGTGCTCACCCAACCCAAGAAGGAACCACGGGCATCATAGACGCTCAGGTCAGACGTGGGAGAGTAATCGTTTGCCGTCGTCGCCGGTGCGACACCGTTCTTTGCCATGTCCTCCGTGTACTTGATCGTGCCCGTTTTAGGGAGCTCAATGGCCAATGATTGGGTGAATCCCGTGATGATATTACGAGCCGCGGTGCTGACAACCCTAACCGAGGACCCTGCAAGATTTGACATGGTAGGACTATACCACCAGCTGCCGGACCATGATGAGGGCACGACGCTCTCAGTTGTCACGGCACTAAACGCCTCAGCGAGGAGTTCAGACGTTGGCTCGGTTAGTTCTACGACATAATCAATCCACAGATCCCACGATAGATTGGCAGTCGGGGTCTCAATACCAAACACGAAAAATCCTGCGTACGTCATCCGAGGTTCCTCAAACACCGATGACGATACTGGATTGCAGTAGCGCCAGGGCAGGGTAGCGTTGATATGCTTCATGTCCAAATCCATGTGTACATCGCCGAATGCACTAGCACTCGTGGCCTGGGCGAGGCCCATCAGTCCCTCCTTTGTAGTTGGGACCGGGTCCTGCCAGTCAGGCTCAAAGCCAATGTATATGCGCCCAGTAGCCGTGGTAGGCTGACTGGATACTAAGTGGATAGACACCTTGTCAAACCGGTAGCGCTCGAAGCGCTGTGCAACGCCGGCAAGCCAGGGGAACATAACGCGTGCCGTGGCGCACAAATCATACCCATTCATAAGATACGAATTGGGCGTGACTGCAAACCCGGTAACCGCAAGGTTGGATATCGTTCCAACCAGTTCAGAGCGCTTCACCCTGAACACGTTACCATCCGTGCGTGCCCCAGGTGCGGTACTAGACCGCACCACAGTGCGTGGCACGACGGCCTTTGACTGGGCCGCTTTCTTACTTTTCTGGGATTTATTTTGTTTTATGGGAGACATTGGTGATTATTGCTGTATTGGGTGCCCGGCAACACGGGGACTGTACATCCTTGGAAACCGCAAGCGGATGCTCCGTGCAGTCTCTCGGCATTTTGGTTAGCACGGAACTATTAAGCACGAGTGTTCACAAGTGCACCGTTTTGGGCAATTATATCCAAGGACCCAATATCGGAATGGGCACGCGGCTAACCTCACGGGAATGGATCGGGCCGACCAGCTGTGACACTGATCGGTAATGACTTTCCAGCCCTATTTGAACCGTCGGTGGGATCCCGAACGCCTTGGCAAACGACACCCGAGCTTCCATACTCGGTGGCCGAATGTCCGCGCGCATCCCACGCGATAGTTGGTAGAATCCACTACCGTAGAACCGCTCATCGACCGTGCCCTCGGCCGATCCACAACGTGTGAGCGCGAGATAATAGTCTTGTAGCACAGGCAAACCCGCCGTCAGAGCCAACCCGCATGTCCCAATCGCATGCAACTGCGATGGGAGTCTAGGCACACTAGCGTAGACCTCAGAAAGGATTGTTGCATCCTTGGTGAGGCTTGCATCGGGATGCCGACACGCCCGCCATCGCGCACCATCATAGACGGGCTGGGTCTGACAAAAGCTTACCTGTTCCAGTTCGTTAACTATCTCCTCGACCTTCATGACATAGCCTAAGGTTGTGAAGTGCTGGACAACATTTGCCTGGATCAACATGATATCAGCGCGCTCACCAATAAGCACGCAGTCGTCACCGTTGTTGAACAAACGCACCCGGCACCTCCCTCCTTTTACCAACCCTAGGCGGTGACACAAGGAATAAATCGCAGCACACATCACAAGGCAATTGCCGCAGGCGGTGTTCATGTCACCAGAACATCGACCTCCGTTTACGCAGTATGAGTACCCGCCGTCCCCACATCGCATGAACCCAAAGTTACGAAGCTGCCACGACAGCAACAGCCGCAGTTCAGGGCTGCGGTAATAAAGGTCGTAGACACCATGCTCCCACTTGAGTATGTTGACACTGCAATGCTGATCCCAACGGGATGCATCGAGCCCTATCGCACATGGGTCTGTGAATTGAACCCATGCCTCGTGCATCATCTCCCCCAGCTGTGAAGCATTGTAACCCTTCATAACCGTGGGAGCCCCAAACAAGCGCTCAATCGCCCGGTAAATCACGTGTTCAAGTTGCCGCAAATAACGTCCAACTGCCACATTATACTGCGGGGACCGCGGTGAAATGACCCGCGGAACCATGCGTTTAATTCCATCGAGGAGCTTCTCGTATTTCAGAAAAGTGCCAAGAAAAGAATCTGAGTGTCTAACGCCGCGCATCAGAATCTTCCTCGTTGCAGCCAAGTATACACGTAATCTCCGACCCCTGTACGCGCCGGACGCGTAGTCCAGTAATGGTACAGGTGTGAGAGGCACCACGCTTCGCTTGAGTGCTCTAAGAAACGGTTCCAATGTGCTCTCAACCACCGCCCAATCCGGAGTGGGCGGGGAGGTGAACACGTTGTCGACCTGGTGGAAGAATACACGCTCGAGCAAAGCGGTGTGAGCATTCTCCCGACAGTCGACGAATGCGGAATAACGCGCCTTCCCTGCCATCCCCGGAAGCAGGAATACGTCATTGGCCCGCACTTTGCCCACGCACAATATGGGCCGCAAAAACTGGCCACCCCGTTCAATACTCGCGATCATTGCGGGCGGAACCAGCGTCCGCACAATGCGAGCCTTTACTCGTTGTGGCCCCGCGTAAAATCCACAGTGCTCTTCATAACGAGACCGAACCTGGCCAGTATCTCCCCGAGAGGACCTCCATATAATGGAATGAAGTGAGGAGTCTTGACCACGTGTTCAGCATCGTACGCCTGGGCACTATAGTACATACGCGCCGCCGCACGTTCTTCTTTGGTTGGAATGAGTGCCAGCGCAGGTGCGTCTGCATAGCACTTTTTCTTATGCTCAAACCGCAACGCAGGAGCATTTTCATTGAACCATCGAAGACATTGTTGTGTTGCTATATTTAAGTGTTCCGCACTACGAACTGGTGCTCCCATCACCATGCGTACTTCCATGGCACAGCGCTTAATGAGTTTCTTACACGCATTTGCGTCCTGTACCTTCTTAACACGCAAGATGACGGAACCGCCCAAACTTTGCCCACCACGTCCCTCATACTGTTCTGTACCGACAGCTACATAACCAGGAGGAGGCACAGGGAGCAGGTATTGCGCCTGCCGGCGCTTTAGGAGCGCGTCGGCAGCCGCTACCTGCATCGCGATCTCACTACGGATCGCTACTGTGGCAGCTTGTTCTGCGGCCTGCCGCTCAACAGCGGCAGTGCGCGCTTTGACCTCTGCTTCAGCTAATGCAGCAGAGCGAGTCAACGGCGCATTCTCACCAGATGGCACTACTGTCCCAGAGTTGTCGACTTCGGGCGCATATAGGGGCGTGAGCTCCCTAATGTGCTCGACAGTCATGGGAACAGGCGGCTGGGGGGCCGTGCGTACCAACGGAATTTCGTGCTCGAGACCATCCAAATCGCAGCGCACACCCTGCTGTAGTGCAATAGGCATGGGGGTTTCCTCCCAATGTCCAGTGTTTTCCACTGCTACAACAGATTGTACCTCTACCTCGGGAATTGGTTGGTGCTGAACCCTTGCTGGCTCAGGCTTGTTGGAATGTTGAAATGGACTGAGGTCCTCAAGTGGCTCGATGGCTTCATATTCCTCAAAAAGCCAACTAACCCCGTAGTTCTTGAAGGCGTCAGTTCGCCGGTAGGTTACGCAGCGTGCAATGACATACAACACCACGCATACGAGCGCCAGTAGCCCGACAAACGCCACTACCGCACGGAGGATGTTAGATATATGGACTAAGTCCGGCAGGAAGTGCATGGTATCCTCAAGCAGAGGCACCACCCGCATCGTCAAGTGAGTTAGGTTGTGCATAAAATCATTATTAAATTGTTGGTAAAATATGGAATACAGCACATTGGCCCGCGTATCTGTCTTTACTAGGCTTAGAGCCGTCCATGGGTGTAGCCGCTTAAGTGGGTTCACACGGAAGTCGTAAGGGTATTTTATTTTGGCGCACCATGCGTGCTTGCAGGCATGATGGGGCCGCCCCTGTCCCACGGCACCACGCTACTACGGTACAGATTCCCACGACGTAATACTCGGACCTCTCGGAGAGGACAAACTCGCATATCCCGTGACCTAGGGCCACGCCAACGCACTGCGCGCTGACGCTGGATAATCGATGGACACGGCCCTGAACCGTGGGGAGTGGACATCAGCCACAGAACAGGCTCACCCGGAGGTGAACCTACTCA